GGTCATCGATAATCGCTATATCGACAGGCGTTCCCGTCAGAGAACCGCCGACACCGACTGCTTTGTAGAAACCTCTTTTGCCGACCATCTCGAATTGGTCTACATTGCGCAGATAGCCCTTTGCATCCGTGCGCACATTCGAGCCATTGAGAAAGGTATTCGGAAAGATTTCTTGATATTCCTTGCTATCGATAGCGCGCTGGATTGATCGTGAGAATTGCTGTGCGAGGTCTGACGAATAGGAGCAGCCTACTATCTTCAAGTTCGGGTCTTGACCGAAAGCCCACGCAGGGAAGTTTCGGGAGATGATTTCCGATTTGCCGTGCTGTGGAGGCATAAAGACCATTAAGTTCTTTATCTTTCCCTCCAATAGCATTTGGCAATGGTCGGCGATTATCTTATGAAACCACTCTAATTCGTATTTAGGATTTGCGTAACCGAGGAAACGTGAAAAGGTGGTCGGAGCTTCGAGCTTCAATCTCTCTCGCTTCAACTCCAATATTTTGCGTTTTATCTCGATTGCATCACTCTTCACTTTTCCAGCTTTTCAAGTCGCTCTATCTCCGCATTGATTTCATCAAGCGTCATCGGCTTATCTTCATCCTTTTTGAGGGTTATATCATTCTTCTGTCGGTTCTGATAATGTTCAGGGTCAAGGTTCGTGAGCAGGAAGATAGCCGCTCCCACATTCGGGGCGTTATAGCCTTTCTCCTCATCCTCTACGAGCTTGACAAGCTGCCCTCGTGTGCCGTCAGCGTTAGGGCGATATTCCTTATGCTTCTTGGTTTTTGTATATTCTCCGCCTTTGGCTGCTTCGGCAAGAGATACAGAGAGGTCGTGAGTGAGGCAGACCTTGAAAGTCTCTTTGCCTCGCTCTACGGCTTCCCTGAACTTATCCTTTTTGAGCCAAATCTTATAGGTCTTATAATCGATAGCGAAGTGGGCGCAAAACTCTTTCATCATTGCGCCGCCATACTCCATTAAGCCGTGTTTGGCAATCCAAGCCTCGCACTCCTTGACTATGGTATCGTTATATTTAGCCATCGTGTTGCATATCTACGAGTTTATAAAACTCTCTCCGTAGCTCGCTATTATAGTTGAATACTCCTGTAAAGTGAGCCACATTCATAAAGCCGTCATTTCTCACACCTCGCATAGTCTTGCAAAGATGCTTTCCTTTCATCACGATTGCGAAACCGAGGGCTTCATTATCGAGAGCTTCGGATAACATCTGCACGACATCCCTTGCGAGCCTTTCCTGCAACTGCAAGCGTGCAGCGCAGTAGCCGACCACTCGGGCGACCTTTGAGATGCCGAGAATACGACCCTTTGGAGAGGGGATATAAGCAAAATAATACTTACCGAAGAACGGCAGTATATGATGTTCGCACATCGAGTAATAATCTCCGCTATCAAAGACAATATCGGAAATACCCTCATCGTTGGCAAAGGTGGTGATTTTCGGCTTCTGCTCTGGGTCATAGCCTCTGAATATCTCTCGCCACATCCGCATAATACGGTCGGGAGTTCCTTTCAACCCCTCACGTTCGGGGTCTTCACCGATTGCCTGAATGAGTATCCTCAACGCACGTTCAATATCTTCTGTGTTTGGAGTGATAGCTTCCATTTGGGATGATTTAAGATGAAATTGATAGTTTCTGCAAGGTTCTCGCCGTTCTTCTGCTCATCCTTGACATCGCAAGGCTGCAAATACCAGCAATCGGCAAAGGTTGGCGAGAGTGCATCATAACGTCTCATATCCTGCCCCTGATAGACGACCTTAATCTCATCCATTCGCTGGATATTGCACTCCTTATATTTTGGACTGCAAGTAATCCAATCGATGATCGTTTTGAGGTCATCTTCAAGGCGATTTGTGCCGTTGGTCTCAATCTGCACGAAACACCCTGCATCGTGCAAGAGGTTCACGAGTGATGCCGTGAGCTGCAAGGTCGGCTCTCCGCCTGTGATGACAACGTGAGGAATAGGCGGTAATTTTGCGATTTCCTGCATTATCTCGGCTTCGGTAAGCTCTTTATAAGGCTTATGGTTTGTATCGCAAAATCCGCAAGCTAAATTGCATCCTGCAAGGCGGGATGAATATCGATGGTGTTCCTGTGAAACGACCCTCTCCCTGAATACTATAAAAGATTTCGTTTACTCTCATAGCGATAGCTTTTATTTCTTGTGTTCTGCAACATAGATAGCGATATTTCCCTCGCTCTCCTGAACCTTTGCCTTATAACACTCGGGTATCTGCTCGGTACACCATCGAGCGATATTCTCTGCTGTGGGATTGAACGGCAGTAGCTCGTTGAAATTGCCGTGGTCGAGAACTCCGTGTATCTTCTCCTTTGCGTGCTTGAAATCGAATACCATTCCGTCCTCGTTAAGCTTCTTTGCTTTGCAGAAAACGGTGATTATCCAATTATGACCGTGCAGGTTCTCACACTTACTCTGATAGGAGAGTTTCAGAGAGTGGCATCCTGCCACCTCCATTGTCTTAGTTGTGTAATACATACTTATTTCGTTTTAGATGATTTACGAGTGAATAGATAGAAAAGAGGAGTATCAAGCAAAGCCATTAGGAACTTGAATACATACTGCCCCATAATCATATAGACCGTGAGCATTATGCCTCCCTCGTGAAAGAACCAGCCCAAACCAAGACCAAAGGCGATAGAGATATAAATCGCCGTATCGATGATTTGAGAGGTCATCGTGCTTGCATTATTCCAAACCCACCGATAATGAGGGTCGGCATAGAAAAAGCCTCGTATCTTATGGAATATCCATACATCCCACTTCTGCGAGCACAGATAAGCCACGAGAGAGCCAATCACGAACATAGATGTCTGCCCCAAGAGCTTGTTATACGCCTCCTGCATCGCTTCGTCATAGGCTGGCAGATATTGTGTAAGGATGATGAGAGCGAGAGCCAAGAGCTGCGCAAAGAAACCTCTCCAAACGGTCTTATTCGCCTCTTCCTTGCCCCATATCTCGCCGATAATATCCGTGCAGAGGAAAGTAAGGGCATAAGTGAGTGCAGCCCCGGGAATGAGTATCGGGGTATCTCCGATGATTAGCCCTGTATTGATGACCTTTGCCGTTACGACATTAGCCACAATCAGGCAGACAACGAAAATGATATTGAGCCATATAAGGCTTGTGCTATTATTCTTCATATTCTGTGGTATCTTCTATTCCTGCATCGTGAAGAGCCTCCTTGCGCTCGACACACGTTCCGCATTTGCCGCAATGCTTCTCACCGCCCTTATAGCAAGAGTAAGTCTTTGAGAAATCAACGCCAAGTTCTTTGCCGATAATCGCAATCTCGATCTTGTTTATCTTCGTGAAAGGCGCATCAATGCCGATATGCTCGTATGTGCCGAACTGCATCGCCGCCGACATCGTGCGGATGAACTCTTCCCGACAATCGGGATAAATAGCATGGTCGCCTGAATGATTTGCGATGAGGACTTTCTTCAATCCTCGGCTCTCTGCAAGACCACAGGCGATTGAAAGCATAATGCCATTGCGGAACGGCACAACGGTACTCTTCATATTCTCCGCCTGATAATGACCTTCGGGGATTGCCTCTGCTCCATCCAAGAGCGAACTCTTGAAATACTTGTGCATAAAATCAAGAGGGATGAGGATATGCTCGATACCGAGCTGCTGGCAATGGTATTCGGCACATTCAGCCTCTCGCTTATTATGGTTGCTTCCATAATCGAAAGTCACGGCGAGGGCGATATTCTCTTTTCTGTGATGCAAGAGGGTTACACTATCCATACCCCCCGATAAGATGATTAAACTGTCTTTTGCCATATCTGAAATGCTTTTTAATTAAAAACTCGGACTTATAGGAATTTCTCTGCATACTGACCGAACTTGACCCACTCATTGAAGTTGCTCACCGCTCCCTCTCGTGATTTCAGTCTGCATCCGTCTTTGCTCATCTGCTCCATCAATCCTGTGCGAGGATTGAACTTATAAAGATACCCCCCCCGATTGCCGTAGAGCCACGCCGTGCTATCTACGCTATCAAATCGGTATTTATGCAGATTGGCGATAGTGGTATAGCCAAGTCCGTGTATCTTGCACTTATGCTGATGCGCCGTTCTGATGAACCACGGAAAAGCTTTCTCATAGACGTTGCGAGGGATTTCTTTCGTCACAATACCGCCGAGAGCCACATAAGGATAGTTCTCGCACATCTTGATGAAATACTCCTTACCTCTCGACTTATGCCAAACAGGGATAGGCTTGCGATGCGTGAGGGCTTCAAGTTTCTCTCTCAACCGCTCAACCTCTTTAATGCCTACCACGCTATCAATATCAAGCTCGAAGAATAGCTCTACCTTGTGGCGATTGATGAAAGCCGCATACTCTTCTACATATTCATCCCAGTTGATAGCTCCCTTGTGGCTTCCTGACATAAATGTGAAAGCCCCACTATCGAGTAGGAATGAGCCGAAATGCTTGACAAGCGACATAAACTCTTCGTTCTTTCGGAGATAATAGAAACTCTCCAATACATTGATACCTTTCAGGGCGTTCTCTCCTGCGAGGAAATCAGAGCCGAAGAGATTTTCACGTAGTATCTTCTTATTATTATCGCCTGCAATAAATACCTTCATAGCTTCTATTACCTCACCACGGCTCCGTGGTGAGGCTTCGTAAATCTTCATAATCTTAACCCAAAAATCACGGAGGTTTCCTGATATGCCCCCAGCGAGAAAAATCTTCATTGCTTCAATCTTTATCTCTCGTGATAATTCTTGCTTTATTGATTTATCAAAGCGAGATACTTTCAAAAGTCTATCAAGTAATTGCCCCCCCTATTTCTGTTATGAAATCGTTGGAGTAATGACCAGAGAGGTATATCACCATATAGCGTTATATATAATTTAATATATTATTATAATTTATATTATAACTATGCCGTTATGGTGATTTTCATTTGACCTTGATGCCTTGAAAGTCGTTGCAAAGAACCTCCTCGATACGAGCTTTGATTTCGCTTTTCTGCTCCTTGAAATCGTCAGGGATGGTGACCGTCAGCTTCTCGCCTTTCTCCTTGTCGCCATCATCTGAATTTTCATCAAAGAACTCATCCATATTGATTTCGCTCTCCGTGATAGGCAGGTCGATACCCCAATCTTCAAGCTCTTGCGTATCCCATTCGTTGGCGAGTGCATCCCAATCCCACTTACCGAAGCCGTTGTTATCAATGACGGTATAGGCTTTCATCTGCTCAACGGTGGTTTCTTTCGGGATGACGATACAAGGCGCATTCTTGAAGCCAAGCTCCAACATCGCCTTATAGCGCATATTGCCGCCGATAATGATATACTTGCCGTTATCGAGAGGATAGACCAGTAGACCACGGAGTTTGAGCATTTCGGGGTATTGCTGGATATTCTTCTTCAATAGCTCCATTTTCGCCTCTGTGATTTCACGAGGATTTGAGGGAAGTCCGTCAAGCTGACCGAAATTCTCTTCAAGTTGAGAAAGCTCTATTGAGATATAGGCGGTATCAATAGGCTTATTCTGTTTATTATCTTCCTTTGCCATATATGACCTATAAAATAAAATTTGATATATCTGCTACAAAGGTAATAAAAAAGAGTGCTTTATAGGCACTCTTTTAGGGTAAAATTATGATTTTTAGGCAAAATAGGCTCGAATTTCATTCATAAAATCAGGAAATGAGCGACAAATAACGTATTTATAGCCATATTCCTCGACCGCTCTCTGCCATATCTTCTGTGATGGCTGCTGCCGTCCTTTCGCCGTCTTCATCTCGATGCAAAGGGCGTGAAATCCTTTCGATGGATAGAGTAGGAGTAAATCCGC